TCAACACCCGCAGAATTAAATTTAATAGATGGTGGTACCGCAAGAGGTACAGATGCTCTAGCGAGTGGTGATGGTATTCTTATCAATGACGCCGGTACAATGAAAATGACTAATGTTGATACTGTTAGGACATTTATGGGACCAACAGCAGAAGAAATACAAGACATAGCCGGAGCTATGTTTACTTCTAATACAGAAACAGGAATAACAGCTACATATCAAGATGCCGATGGAACTATAGACTTAGTAGTTGGAACATTAAACCAGAACACAACTGGAACAGCAGCAACTGTTACAGGTGCAGCTCAAACAGCAATTACAAGTTTAGGGACTTTAACTTCTTTAGCTATAACAGGTGATTTAGACATAGCAGACACAGGTGCAGGAGCTATAACAGTTGGTGGAACAACAAATACTTATAATTTTCCTGTTGTTATTAACGCTACAGATGCAGGTATTGCTGTATCAGATGGGACTAAAACTATAGGAATTTGGGGAACTCATGGTGGTAGTTCGCATGCAGGATCAGCAGTAGGTACAAGATCAAACCACGATTTAGCATTTATTACAAACGATGCAAAGAGAATGGTTATTCATTCTGGTGGAAGCGTGGGTATAGCAAATACAACACCAGATTCATACTACGCCAATTCAAATCAATTAGTAGTAGGAAGTGGAGCAGCAAGACAAGGTATAACAATAGCATCAAGTACAACCACTATTGGACAGTTAGCCTTTGCAGACGGAACAAGCGGAGATGCAAGATATGAAGGTAGTATAGTTTATAACCATAATGATAATCACATGGAGCTTAATACAAATCACGCTACTGCGATTTATATTGATTCTGCTCAAAAAGTTGGTATAGGAACTACGAGTCCTACGGAAGTGCTAGATGTTGCGGGAAATATGGCGCTTGCAGGAACTATAATTCACACAGGCGACACAGACACCAATATAGCGTTTGATACCAATACAATTAATTTCACAACTGGCAACATTACCGGATTGCAGTTGATTAATGGTGTGAACTATATGGCGGGTTCACCAACACTACCAAGTGGAAGTGCTGAACGATCTTATATTTATCATAAAAACGTAGGTAACACATCTCTTCATGTTGGTAATCAATACGGAAATGATGCCGCCGCAATTCATTTTGAAACTAGAAATACTACTAGAATGCAAATTGATGGAGATGGTACGGTTCAAATTGGAAATCCTGCAGTTGGTTCAGCACAGAACCTAGTTATAATGCCGCAAGGTAAACTCTATTTAGATGCTGGTGGAGATACTTATATACAAGAATCCGCTGGTAATGTAATAGATATTACTACTGGTGGCACTAGAAGGTTAAGAGTAAATTCTGATGGTCTTATATTTAATACTGACACAGCAGCAGCCAATGCCTTAGACGATTACGAAGAAGGTACGTGGACACCTCTTATTGTAGGAACTACAGGTTCAGCAGGAACATGGGCATTAAGCACATCAGGTGCAGGGAATAACTACACAAAAATTGGAAACAGAGTGTATTTTCACATGAGTAGGTATGTAACAAATAAAGGCAGTTATTCAGGTAGTACTAAAGTTACAGGTTTACCCTTTGCGAATAATGGAAGCACAACTGCTATAGCATTAAGTTTATTCCCAGACGCAGATTATCCAGATACCCGTATGGTAGTAGCACAAATTACAGGAAATGCAGAGATACAATTCTATGATGGAGCGAGAGCAGATATAGCTCACGATTGGGCAGATTTAGGAACAGGGTATTATCTTAATTGTGCAGGTACTTATCTAACTGATTCATAACAATTATGCCTAGTGGATTCTAGGCACGGACAAGGAGAAAAAAATGGCAATAACAAAAACAATAACAGCAGACAAGATTGAAACTCTTGAGAATGGTCAAGTTCAAGTAAGAACAGCAACTGTAATCAAGGAAGATGGTACTGAACTAACTCGTACTTTTCATAGACACGTTTTAGCACCAAGCACCAAAACAGGTGATACTTGGGGCACTACAGACATATCGGGTGAAGATGCAAGAGTTCAAGCAATTTGTACTGCAGTGTGGACATCAGCAGTTAAAACAGCTTATCAAGAAGCGCTAGAAGGATAATATGGCAACAAATGTTCATTTCAATCATGCTGTAAAGACAGAACAAAATCTTGTTGAAGATTTAGTTGTTGAATCATTACGCATGTATGGTCACAATTGCTATTATTTACCTAGAAAAGTAATTGATGAAGACACAATACTAGGAGATGTCTCCGAGTCAAAATTTGAAGATGCTTATGAAGTTGAGATGTATCTTGACGGGAATGAAGGATTCGAAGGTGAAGGAGAGTTGTATTCTAAATTCGGTATTGAAACAAGAGAATCAGCTGAATTTATTATATCAAGAAGAACTTGGGAACGATTTGTTTCATTAGATGCTAATCTTGCAACAGGATTAAGACCTAATGAAGGTGATCTTATATACTTCCCATTATCAAATAGCTTGTTCGAAATCAAGTTCGTAGAACATAAGAATCAATTCTATCAATTAGGTAAATTGTATACTTTCAAAATGAGTTGTGATCTATTTGAATTCTCAGGTGAAGACTTTGATACTCAAATTGAAGCTCTCGACACAGACCTGGAATTAGCGACTGCTGTTGGTCTAGAATTAACATTAGCTGATACTCCAACACTAAGAGACTTTGTTGTTGGTGAGACTGTCAGTCAATTAGTTTCTAGTTCAGGAATTATAATATCAGCCACAGTTCAAGCCTGGTCTGAATCTACAAACAAATTATCTATAGCTAAAATCAAAACGACAGATTTAGGTGATCCAGTAACATATCAAAACTTCTTAACTACAGACACTAGTGAAGGATATATTACAATGGAAGATAGTGATATTGGTAATAGATTGATAATGCAAGACGGAAAACATATAGACTTCGAAGATGGAACAGTAGGAATTGTAATTCCGAGTTACATAACAGACGGAGCTACAGGAACAGACAATATTGATCTAGAAACATATACTCAAGGTGATTCTATAGCACTTGAATCGGGAGTAGGGGATACTACTTCATTCGATAATATAGTATTAGAAGACAGTTTAGCTTCAAGACGAAGTATAACCTCAGTAGGAAGTTCACAGGAAATATCAACTGATCCTGGAGCGTTCAATATTGAAATAGAAACAGACGCTGACGGAATTATTGATTTCTCAGAAGGTAATCCATTCGGGGAGGCTACATAATGTTCGGAGAACATTTTTATCACGAAACAATTAAGCGAAGTGTGTCAGTATTTGGTACATTGTTTAATAGGATTAGTATTAAAAGACCTTCTGGTGAGACTATGCCCGTTCCATTAGCATATGGTCCTCGATCTCGATGGATAGCTCGTTTACAACAATCACTCGATCCCCAAGGTAAAGCCATAGCGATATCACTACCTCGTATGGGATTTGAACTAACTTCTATTGAATATGACGCGTCCCGAAAATTAGGAAAGAAGACACAATTAAAGACAGCTAATGCTACTAACCCATTACAGATGCAATATCAATATGCACCCGCTCCGTATAACTTAGGATTTACATTAAGTATAATGGTTAAGAATACTGATGATGGATTACAGATTATTGAACAGATCATGCCCTACTTTACACCAGATTACACAGTCACAATCAACACAGTACCAGACATGGGAGACAAGAGAGATATACCCATAGTGCTGACAAGTGTGTCTCAAGAAGACACATACGAAGGTGATTTGACAACTAGACAAGTATTAACATATACTTTAGAATTTACAATGAAAAACTACATCTACGGTCCTGTAAGAACTTCTGATGTCATTAGAACAGTTAAAGCTAGAACATATATTGAATCGGGACAAGGTGAAGTTTCTACTCAAGATGTCGATGGTAGAGTCGGAGAAGTTGTTATAACACCAAACCCATCAGGTGCTGATCCAGACGAATCATTTACATACAATGAAGATGTAAATTTCTTTGATCCACCAACAGTTACATATGCTGACGACAAATCCAGCGATCCCAAATAGTTATAAATACTTATTATGAGTAAAGTTGATCAGAAATTAGATGAGCTCCTTGGTATACAAGGAGAGATAGTAGAGGCCGAAAAGACTCTCCCGAGTATACTCCAAACTAGCGATAAGAGCGAAGAACAGAGTTCAGACTACAAATACTCTAGGGAAGTGTTTTACGGTCTTGTAGAGCGAGGACAGGACGCCATAGAGGGTATTCTAGACATAGCTAAAGAGTCTGAACACCCGAGAGTTTATGAAGTGGCCGGACAGCTAATAAAGACAGTCGCTGAAACTACAGATAAACTTATAGATTTACAAGCGAAGATGAAAGAACTCGATAAAGACAGTTCATTACCAAACAAAGTACAGAATAATCTGTTTGTAGGTTCATCAACAGAATTACAGAGACTATTGAAAGATCATGCACAAAAATGAAGGTTATCTAGGTAATATTAATGTCAAGAGAGCTGGCGTTGAGACTGAGTGGACCGAAGAACAAATATTAGAATATAAGAAATGTATGGAAAATCCCATACATTTTATACAAACTCATATCAAAATCATTTCATTAGATGAAGGTCTAGTACCTTTCAATCTATACGATTATCAAGAAGACTTAATAACACACTTTGATGAGAGTCGATTCAGTATTGTATTGGCTTGTAGACAATCAGGTAAGTCTATCACAGCTTGTGCGTATCTAGTTTGGTATCTACTATTCCAACCAGAACAAACAATAGCCATTCTAGCTAATAAAGGTTCTACAG